AAGCCACCTTTAGTATACAAATATCACCTGTACTACACTGGCTATCAGACTTTAGAATTTGAGAATGGCTTTGTGAGCCCTACATTTTCGACTTGAGGAGCTCCCTGTTGTTCTTGATATAGTCTATGATGTTGTTGGTGATACACCACTTGATAAAATTCAACTGGGCAACGGTGGTGATGATAGTATCATCAGTTCCCGGGATTGTAAACTCAAACTTGTTCGACCTGCAAAACGGGTCAAAGAGCTTCTTGCTGTACCCATCAAGGCTGGACTTGTACGCGCAGTGGACACTGAACATCTTCCCATCTCTTGTTGTGTATGAAACATTCTTATTCTTGGAGTAATTTGTTATGAACCATTCTAGATTCCTCAAAGAGATCCCACTTTTCTTGTCCAAAATGTCTTTGAGGATTTCAGAGTTTTTGCTGTCCGAATAGAACTGATGTACAGAATTGAGAAGAGTTTCAGAACGACTCATCTGTTATCTACTAATAAATTAAAATCTATAACTGGCTTCTGATAACTTGGTGGTGCCGCGGAGCACGCCGGACATCCCTCCTGATACAAAGGTGGAACACTATGGTTGTGGCAGAGGCTTGAACTGCTCAAAACCTTGATTGGGCTGAGCTTTTTCTTTTGATGCTGGTGTATCCCGCAGTACCCACCGTCTTTCGCTTTGTGTTTGCAGCGATGCCCATTGGCATTTACACCCAGGCAAGATGTCTTTTCTGGCTCGACATCTGGTGTTATAACAGACGCGTCTCGCAGAAGCAGGGAGATAGGGATTCGATAACTCTCTGCAATCCTTCTTGCAAACATTGTTATCTTTTCATTGACGCGTTTCTCAACCTCGGCTTCAAACAGCTCTATGAGCTGCTCACTCATCCTTAGTGTTATTTTGCTCGAATTTTTTAAACATATTTTTGATGGAGGATTCCTCCTTCGCCTTTCGCGTCCTTTTCTTTGGAAGCATGCTGCTGAAGATTTCCTCCTTGGGGTTTTTAACCAAAGGCTCCAGCAGGTCACATACTGGATTCATAAACTTGTTCTCCAGGTAGTACTGATAATCCAAAGGCACACTGTTCTCCCTGGCATACTTGGGGTCCTCAGACTTTTCAAACGCCCTAGCCTTCTTGTTGCCCGTGTCGGTCAAAACATACTGAACACGGTCACCAGACTGAGGCTCCGATCCGGGCTCACGCTCACGCATCTTGTTGCGAACCTGAACGTGTGCCATATTGTCACTCTTGTAAGTGTCTGCCAACTTTTGCGAAAGGATCAACTTTTCCATAGGAACCTCACCCCCAACAAGTTCAGCAGCCCGCTGCCTCGCCAAGGCAATGGCTGCGTCTGGGTTGTTGGACTCCAAGATGATGTCCAAGAGTTCCGTACAAACCTCGCGGACGTGTGGAGTGTTGTCACGCCTCACAACCTGAAGCCCCTTGATGTCAATATAATCCATCTTCATCTTGCCATCCTTACCCTTTGTCCACAGCTTGGCCGCGTAGCGCTTCTTGCTGTAGAGGAAATACGGATAGTAAACCTTTTCAAGCTCAAGATCATTGGGCTTCTTGAAAAGGGCGGTGCACTGCTCAGCAGCCTGCTCACCAAGCTTCCAACTATGCTCTAGGGCTTGTTCGGGAGACATACCAGCAGTGTCAAACTCGACCATCACTGAATCAGTATTGTGGACTATCAACTCACCTGGACCAACGTGGAAATGATGTGATGAAGTCGTCAAATCATACACATACTGCTCAGTCTCACCAAGATACTCAATCTTCTTGATTATGGTTGGATCCTTTCTCTGTGTAGATTTCGTCCAGGTCTGTCTAAACACATTTAGCTTGTCTCCGCGCGTGTTAAGACTTACATTGTAACCAAGACGTCTACCCAATAATTGAAGACCCATTGTACCCTGCTTACCCTTGCAATCCATCCTCGTGTATCCACGTGCGTCCTTGTCACCATCAGCCATATAATAGCCATCAACAAACGCCTGAACAACTTCAATAGGTGCATTAAGGATACAAGATGGCACAATCTTCTCCCTTGCTTCGTTGTAGAACAGGTTGCGATAATCCTTGACATCGCCACACGCATTCAACTTGTACACACCACTGCTTTCCAGGGTGTCATATATTTTCGTATCAAATGGACACAGACCCTGCATCTCAATAAGATAATCAAGGTTTGAGTTGTTGAGAGCCCAAGTGAATTTACTCCCATAATGACCACACGAACCATCTCCAAAGAAGAAACCCATAACCTTGGCTTCATCAACATCAACTGTCATATCAATAGAATCAAACGCATCAAGTGTGTTACCATGAAGCAACTTTGTACCGACAGTGACATCAGTTGGTTTAATCATAGATGCATTTTGGTCTAGGAGACTATGATCCTCAGTACAATCCACAACACCTGTATGGGTAAGAACGCGGAATATCTTCTTTGTAGTCTTGTGGCGGATGACTCTTTCAACAGGTGTAAATCCATTTTCAGTCCAGACTTCATAATTGCCTGGGAATGACTCCTTACCACCATCAGCATAGTGATACTCATTGGTAAGCTCATCTATCCGCTTTGTATGAATAGAACCATCACTCAGCTTGATTAGGAGTGGTGTATCACCAGTTACAGAATCCCCATACCTCACCTTGGCACCCTCAAAGTTTGCCTCCACGTAGTTCTTGGTCTCCTCAATCATACTGCGACCCTTTGCCGTAACAGTTGAGGCGATCGGAACACAGGGGAGCATACCCTTTCCAGCACCGGTGAAGCCATAGACCGAGTTCATAGAAATCTTGTAGGCGAGCTGCTTGCCATTGTAGACATCCTTCATAACACCTGTAGACCTTGCCATATCCTTCTTGGCTTGGCTACGGAAAGCCTTGAGCTCCTTGAGAACCGAGGGCAACAGGCTGTCCACATTCTGAGCAAACCTGTAGGTCTTTTCCCCAATCTCAAAGCTCTCATACTCAACCCCAGGAACATTCTCATACTTGGGATCCATAACCAACGTTGAGTAGCACAGGTTGTGCGCCATCATAATAGACGGATACAGACCCGCAAAATCTAGGGCTGTGATTGGGGTGTAGTAGGCACCAGCCTGAGCATCCAGAACTGTTGCACCCTCGTAGCTATCACTCACAATCTTGCCCCAGCGAATGGTTGGAATCATATATCGAAGCTCCCGAGCCTTCCGAGCCATCTGGCTGAACACCTTGATCTGCTGACCGCGCTCCGACAGATAGGACAAAGGAACCCACGTCGCCTTGGCCATCTCAATCAGGTTTAGCAGGATGCAGAGCTTGTCCAAAAGGCGGTGAGGGAGAATGGTATCCTTGATACAGTACTCGGCAACCTCTCGGAGCTTGACTGGATCCTCCTCACGGAACCGAACAAACATCTCCTTTGGAGACATATCAATCTTGTGGTCACCCAGATATGTCTCGGCAACAAAATCAAGCTTGTAGCTGTCAAGCTTCTTCTCGCGCTTCACCTCGTGAAACAGGTCAAAGATATACCGACCGGTCATTGGCAGCAACTTCATCAGATTGTCACCCAGAGCACTTGATGAAAGCTTCTTGTAGACAAAATCACAACGCTGGTTCTTCAACTTTCCAAGCTCAAAGAAACTCGCAGGGCACTTGCAGATGATTGCACGCTTGTAGATGTACTCCAAATCAAATCCAAAGATATTCCAACCAGTCATAATATCAATGTCGTGTTTGAAAAGGTACTCCTTGAAGCCCATAATCAGGTCTCGCTCAGTCTCATAGTTGATGATATTGCAACCCTCCAGGTTGGTATCAGTTTTCTTGTAGCATAGGCAGGTCTTGTCATACAACTCAGACTCACCTAGGCGCTTGAGTGTAAAGGCAATCTGAAAGCACTGGTCACCCTCAATGTCAGCCTCAGGAAACTTTCCAGTAGAGCTATAGGTTTCAATATCAAATGAAGCCACAATGAAGGGTGCGTTCCCATCCTTTGAATCAGCCTTGAGGGTTTTCCAGTCGTTACAGAACAGGTCAATGTCAACGTTGGCCAGGTGCGAGCGGACACAGTTGTCACCAGTCTCAAGCCAGCCGGTTGATTGGATACCGGACCGGTGCATCAGCCGGAGCATTGGCTCGACATTTGATTCGTACACCTTCATAGCATAGGTATCACCCTTCAGAGGGCGACTGAGCTTGCGATCACACTTTTTCATATTTTCAAGAGTTACAAAGTTCAACTTCATGAAGGGAAATTCTGCATTGTTCTGAAACCCCCAAAGGTCCTTGGACTTTACAAGCTCATAGCTCTCAGCAGCACCACCACACGCATCTTGAATCTTCTGGAACAAAAAGCTGTCACTCGTCCTCGGGGGAACCTTTACAAAGAAGTATGGCTTGAATGGCGTGGTTACACAGACCGACTTGCCATCCGCAGCCCTGCCAAATATGCTAATAAGGTATTCTTCGTCCCCATCTCGAGCTTCCCACGAGAGAGCCTGAAACAGCACCATTGCGTATATAACGCCTGTAATTTTTAATATCAGTTTTATATAAAAGATGTCAGGGGCACTGGTCGATCTCGTCTCAAAGGGTGTTCAGGATGCCTACATAACCGGTGAGCCACAGGTGTCCTTCTTCCGACAGAACTACAAGCGCCACACAAACTTTGCTATGCGCCCAGAGGAACTCAACTACATTGGCACCTTTGCGGCAAACAATGAGGTGACTATAAAGATCCCTTCAAAGGGTGACCTCCTCAGCTACCTGTGGATTGAGGCTACAGGCATCAATGACAAGGCTGACAATAGAAACAACGCAAGCATCATCGAGGATAACGATTCAACCCTTTTCGAGTTCCACCTGTATATTGGTGGTCAGAAGGTTGTGACCTTTGATTCGTTGTATCTCCAGGGTGTCCACGAGCTTCTCTACCGCGGCAATCAGGCTCGGGCTTCGTGCGCTGGCACCACAAACACAAGCAAGTCCAACTCCCTGGGCTATTCCGGCGCACCGGATTACCTGATGCTGCCATTCTTCTTCTGCGAGGAGTGGACAAAGAGCCTGCCTCTTGTTGCCCTCCAGTACCACGAGGTTGAGATTCGCATCAAGTGCCGCAACGGCTTCACAGCCGGCTCGACACCAAAGGTGTGGGGCAAC